AAGTCTGCATTAGCATATAACTCTACATTCCCTGATGATGGGAAGTTACTGGCTACTTTAATGTAGAAGTTCTGACTGTTAATGTTTGCATTTGATACACCGTTTGCACCTGAAATAGTAACAACTGATCCATTAGTATATGGTATCGTGTTAGCAACTGTCATTATAACAGGGGTAGCATTTGATAGTGCTACTATGTTTGCTACAATCGTTGTCTTTGGTGTCCAAGATAGATTACCTAAACCGTCTGTTTGCAATACAAAACCAGTAGAGCCACCGGTTAATTTAGCATGTGAAACATCACCTAAGTTAATTTTGAAACTAGCGTTGGCTGCAATAATGTCATTGTTTGGCCAATTGTCCCATGTATTAGTACTTGACACATATGTTAATGTTTGGCCGTTTAACGGTGCATTGATATTAAAGTTGGCACCACCAGAGCCGTCAATTTGACTGAAACTAATGTTTGAGTAAGACGTTAATACTTCAACGTTTTCATTAGGAGTAGTCTTACCGATGAATAGTCGCTTGGCATCTGATGCCCAGCCAAATTGCGCTTCGTCAAGTTGTGGCAAATCAACCAGATTACCTGATCGTTGCTGAATTTTTGAGATTTGAATGATTGCCATAAGTGTAATTCTTTACAGATTTACACTTATTTATCAATTTTTGTTACAAGAACTGTGTATAGTACTGTTCAACTCTTTTGAACCACAGGTCAGTGTATTTGTCAAATTCACTATCTTCTATGATGAATTCCTGATATAAGCAAGTAGGGTCACACATAAAAATAACCCCCTTGCGAATCTTTGTACCATGTACTTCATTATGAGCATTAGCATAGGCTGCTAGTTGAACAAAGTAATCATCAATCCATTCACGTTTTTTGGGTTTATTTGTCTGTTTGTGATCCATGATAGCTTCATCACCATCATGTACACCTGCTAAGTCAGTCGTACCTGCATAAATTTTTGGATAATAGAGAGGAACTTCTGTACCCCAATATTCATTACATTTAACAAGACCTTGATAGATGATATTCTGGGCCATTTTATGACTTTGAATGCTATATGGATTACTTCCGGGTTCTCCAATTACACCTGTTTTTATGTAATCTTCAATCCACTTGTGCATACGTGTTCCACGACCCGCGGCTTCTGTTGTGATCTCTTGTGCTTTTTGAACACCAACACGCTTCCGCCAATTTTGTAATGCTTGCTTAGATTCTTCTGATTTGGTAAAATCTAATATAGTAGTTACACTGGGAAGTTTCTCACCATCTGGTGTAGCGTATTTTCTTGATCCGTTAATTGTTTCTCTGTGCAACGGTGTGTATTTGTATTTTTCTGTTATCATATGTGTAATAGATATTTTGGCATTGGATATATTTTATTAGTGAGTGCAAGCATACGATTTATAATAACATTTATTATTTTTAATTCGTGTTCAGTTATAGCTGATAAAACGTCTCGGTGTATCCCCATTACTTTTATATCCGGATTTAATATTATTTTATTTAATTTCAAAATAAGATCATTACTATGTTCCCAAATAATCGAATCACGTTGTAAACCTTCTACTTGATTTATAGCGTGTTGTTTGTTAATTTCATCTTCAACAAAAAAAGAATAGAAAATTCCTTCATATATTGGTAGGCTGTGAAATATAGGATAAAATAATTTGTAGGCTAGTTCGGATAAACTACATTTTGAAGTTAAAGGTTCTCTTTTAATTTTGAAGGGAGTGTAGGGTGATATAAAATATTCTATTTCTCTACCAAACAACTCTGCATATTTTTTATATGTTGTATTACAATTAATGACTTCCTCAAATTCTTGAAAGTTATTATTACCTATTACATTGTCCCATTCACTAATACTTGTTTCTTTTATAAAAAAATTCTTTGAGTCTAATAATAGATAATCATCATCAAAATGATATGCTAATAACATTTTTTGTAACTGATGCGATGTCCAGTTTTGATAATTTTTATTCAGATCACCGTATCTATCTCTTGGTCCAAGCTGTATAATGGGATATTCATGATAAATTTTAGGTATAATCAATAATTCGTGATTTTTATAATAAGGTTGTAGCCATTTATTCCAAAAATCTATGTCAGCATATTCTTCATTAATTATAATTACATGCTTGCATGGATGTAAAAACCGCTGAATGCTTTCAGCTTGTAATAACATTTGCTGAAAATCTCTATTACATGTTACTGTAGCTAGGTACATTAGACTCTAAAGCTTTCTCCACAACCACAACGGTCACGTTCATTAGGATTATTAAATTCAAAACCTTCATTCAATCCATTGCGGACAAAATCAATTTCTAAACCCTGAACGTATGCACAACTTTTTGGATCAACATATAATGCACAACCATCACACTCTACTTTAATATCTTCTTCTCTAGGAGAGTCAACATATTCTAACACATAGGCTAAGCCTGAGCAACCCGTAGTTTTTACACCAATACGAATTCCCAGGCCTTTACCTCGTTTAGTTATTGTTTGTTGAATCTTGCGTGAAGCTTTTTCAGTAACCGTTATCATTTCATTGCATTATGAGCCATTTGATTTACAATCTTAGAACCTTCATCAGCACCAGGTTCATTACCTTGTGCTTGTCCTTTAAACACTACATTGTCACCTTGAATATTAGCGATATATTTGTTTAATGGAGGATTTTTAATCATGTCGTACAAATCGTTTTTGTCAATTATTATATCATTATCTCTGTAGTATTGCAAGAGTTCTGGAACAGTCCAATCAGGCTTTTCTTGGTCAGCATCAATCTCACTTTTTAGTTGGCTAGTAGTAGCTACCAATCTAACTAATAGAGGACTGGCACTAAACTCAAACAGTCTCATGTTATCTTTTGGCGCGGCCAACGCCACCAACTGGCTCTGCTTCTGGTTCTTCAATATCAGCACTGAAATCTTCTTCGCCGCTACCTGGTAATGGTTCTTCAGCACTGATGTCAGCGTCCATACTGCCCATTCCATCATCCATTCCCGTGTCAGCACCCATATCCATACCGTTGTCTGTACCAAATGCGGCTGCACCACCTTGACCGGTGATAGTATTCAATGCTGATTTCATTGTACCTTCACTTTGTGTAAGAGCGGCTTGTAATGATGTCAATGCTTCTGTTGCTTGACCGGTAAATTGTTCTGATTCGTTTACACCAATCTCAGATTGAATACTATCTGACAATGCTGGTAGTTCTTTAACTAACATGTCAGAAACTTCTTCAATCATCTTACGTAATGAATCTACTAAGTCTTGGGCTGCTAATACAACTTGTGATTTTTCAACTTCTTCGTTCTCTGTAACAATACGAGGACGATTTACACTTAGTTCAGCAAATTGCTTGCTTAGTGCTTGTTCCATGAATACAAGTTTCATGTATGAACCATTTTGTTGGCTTTCATAGAAGTTATGTGATTGTTTTGATTCACTCATCAAACCACGTACTCTACTTAGCATGTCACGCACTTGCACGTATGACATTCTACTAACATTCATGGATGTACCATAATGTTCTTTTAACGCACGTTGTGCGCTAACTACTTGTTTGTTGTCAAAATCTGTTAATTTCATAGTTGTGGGTCCCAAAGACTAATATATATTATTTATCACTTTTGGCTTTAATATGCGGTTTTTAGTTTATAACTTTTCTGCTGCCATTTGTCTGATTCTTGAAGATAACTGTTTAATTCATTGGTCATCTGATGTTTTTTGTACTTGTCTTCATTCAATTTTGCCAAATAAATTAATTTAGTATCAGTGTCTTTTGTTTTTTTAAACAATTTTTGGTGTATCATCATAGTCACTTCAATAGAAGATAATTTTAAATCTAGTTCAATTATTCTGTTTGCAGATGCGTATCTTCCTCTTTTGTCAAAAATACACCAACACATGGCATTTTTTAAATTATAAAATGAATTTATGAGGTCACCATTGTGTAATTTAACAATAGCTCCTTCTGGTTTCTTGTCAATAAAATAACTATTAAATATTTCATATACTCCGTCAGGGTTACGAAACATAGAAATATCTTTTAACTTCTCCATCTCTTGGTTAGAAATAACTTTTTTAAACTTTTTCTCAATATCAATCATTCTCGGCCACCCTAAAATAAATATTTCTTAATTCGTCACTTGAATCTAAAAATGCAGGGAGTTTATCCCAAATAGTGTCAGTTTTAATCATTGGTACTTGGTCACAATCACTGTACAATTCGCCTAATTCTGTAATACCATCATTAAACACACTAGGATGTTGTATAGTAAAATTAAACTCCCAACAATTTACATGTTCATCATTTTCTAGTAAGAACCCAAAATTCTGAAATTCATTAATTGCAATTTGTTTAATTTTAGGCTTGCTTATATCTTCCGGTTGACTACGTAATGATATTACTTGCAATATTGTGTCAAAGTTGCACTGTGTATTTCTTTTAAACAACCAAGCTTCCATATCTTCATCCGTACTTGGTTTACCACGATTGATAAAACCTGTTTGGGTGATATCAAATAGTGTGTAACAACTTATTTTAAAACTCATATGTATATTTAGAGGCAAAAAAAATCCGAGAATAAATCTCGGATTTTGTTGAAGTTAAACTTCTAATCAAGAAGCTGCTAGTTTGAAGCCAACGTTAGTAGCTGTACAACCAGATAGATCATAACCATTAACTGTACCCAAAGCAACAATAGCTGCTGCAAGAGTAGTTGTGTTCCATGCACCTAGTGGATATACCGCAACAGACATGTTAACTGCCGAAGCAGATGCCTGAACTTGATAAATCATAACTGTAGCTAACTGCTCAATTGCTTGATTAACTGCACTGATAGCACCACCAACGCCCAATTGTGTTGTAGGAGCTGCACCTAGGTCTAGACCAAAGAAGTCCATTCCTGGACCGATGAAGTTAGTTACTGTACCATTTGCGTTTGTTGTTGAAGCGATTGGACCGTTCAACGTGTCCATTGCAAATACTGGTTGCGAATCGCCGTGTGTTCTTGTAAAGCCTGACATAATAAATTTCCTTTAAATAGTTTGAATCATATAGATTCATACTATTATTTATGCCAGGTGTAAAAAAATGTTGGTTTTGGTTAAGTTCTTCCAGCCAAATTTTGACGACTGAACCCCATTCTATCTACATATTTAAGACCGTGGCTAACAAAACCCTCTTGGGTGTTGGTACCATCGTCTAAATAACCTTGTACAGGGCTAGATTTTGCTGCGTTATTCAACTGCTCAACTACATTCATTTTTAAATTGTATATATCAATCCATAATTGAAACACAGCTTGTAAAGTAGGAACGCTTCCGTCTATGTATCCAGGAACATGCACTTGTTTCTGTGTTTGAGGATCAAGTGTGTCATAGCCCATTAACTTTTTCTTCATGGGTTCAGACATGTTTCGACCTGCAACAAAGTCTAAGAATCCATCAGTTAAATCATTTAAATTTCCAGCAACAATTCTTTTATTGATGTATGTAGTGAATAACATAGTAAATGCATTTTTAGCTTGCGGAGCATTATTAAAGTACTCTGATACCTTAGCACCATATGTTCTTGCACTTTTCTTAGCATTGTTTAGTAATGTTTTATCTATCTTTATCTTAGGTGTGATTGGCATTTTAGCTGGTACAATAGCAACGTTGCTGTTATTCTTTAATGTACCAATATTACCATCTAATGGAGTAGCTTCGTCGGTAGTCATTGCTGTTGCTGGGATAAATTGATGTACTACAATACCTGCTTGTTTCCCTGTCAATTCCTCACCTGCTTCACTATTTGGATCTACGGTGTATGTTATACCATTTGGATTAGCTTTAAATCTATATAACCCGTCTTTCCCCACTTGCAAGGGACTACTGAATAACAAATCGCCCCAATAGTAACCTTTGCTTCTGTCTGACTTTTCTAATCCGGGCCATATTTCAGATATCAATGCATGTAAGTTACTACGGTCAACACCACGTGCCTTGTCATATTGCATAAACTGCTCGGGGCTGTATACATTGCGACCAGAACCATCACCCTTGTTGAACATATGCTTATCCATAATACTGAACTTACCGTTTGGTCCACGACCAAAAATCAATGCCGGATACCCGTCCCATTTAATAGTAATTTTCTGTGGATTTAATGCGGTATCAACTGTTGATTGAATTGCACGTTCTGCGCCTTGACCACCATCTAATAGCACCAGATCTTCTGGATGATCCATATGACCTTTAGCTTCAACTATTACGTTTGATATTTGATCTATTTTATTGGTTAATAACGATAGTGATTCAGCTAGGTTCATTGTCTCTGTTCTTCTTTAATGATTTAGAGAACCTTGACTGGTCCTTGCTTTTTATAGCACTTAGTAGTTTACGCTCTAAAATCGCTGCCTGTTCAGGTGTATAATATCTGTCAATCATTTCTAGCAAATTAATTGCACTAGTAATAATGTTGTGGCCACGGCTTTCAATAATGTGACTTGTATCACGATTACTACCAATGGACTCTAATTCTTCCAATAGGCTGCGAGTTTGTTTTTGCATATAATTATTCCTAATAGTATTTATTCAGTTATCCGTTTTATTTCTTTAAACTATTAAGTAACGACCTCAATTTTGACCCCTGCACATCACCTACAACTTTTTTCTGTAATGGTTCTAGATACTCCCCTGTAGTTTGGTCTATAATAGGTTCAGTAGATGTGACTGTAGATTGTGGCTTTAAACGATTCATAATGTCATTTGAACTAGGCCTAGGAGTATAACTTGTTTCAGCTTCTGGATTAGGGTCTGAAATACGCATTGTCTCAACGTTATATTCCAGTTCAATTTTCTGACCAACACCAGTGGAACTACGACTTTTCATACATTGTAATTGATACTGCCCGCGTTCACGCATACTGCGACTTGTAAAGATACCAAACACGTTATCTGCTGTGTTAATCTTACTGATACCACCACTGATGTGACTATGATCAAATTCAATTTCATCAACCGCTGTACGATTCAACTGACTCGCAGTAACCATCAACATACCTAATTCTTTTGCTAAGTTACGCAATTCTTCTGAAACATACTTATCTTTAACAAACAAGTCAGAAGGAGACACTTTAGCTGAAACAGGCATCAACAAGTCAAGATAATCAATCATAACAAAATCAAGCTTTTGACCAGAAGAAATTTCAAACTCTTTCAAGAAAGCACGAACATGATTGATGTTACTCTGTGCAGGTAACGATTTAATTTGATAGTTACCTGCTTTCTTACCAACCATTTTAATCAATAGTTCAGCACCCGGCACATCTCTGCGAATATCTCTTGTACTTTTGTTAGTCAACATCGCATCAGTTCTTAAACCAGTTAATTCTTCACTCAGTTCTAATGTGATGTAAACTCCATTGAGTCCTAGTTGTAACCAGTTCAATGCAATGTTCATCATAACTAATGACTTACCTGAACCCGAACCACCTGCAAAAATATTCAATTCACCTCGACTGAAACCACCATGTAATAATTTATCAAGTTGAGGCCATCCAGTGGATACTTGTCCACCACTACTAAAATATTTGTCCAATCGTGCTGATGGGCTATCAAAGTAATCAGTACCCATATCTCTAGTTAAACTGATTTGTACAGCATCTTTAACTAGTTTTTCAATTGATTCAAACTTACCACTCTCAAGCAACTCATATGCTTTAACGATAGCACGTTCTAATTCTTGCTTCTTAGTAAATGCTTCAAACTTATCTAAGAACCATTCTTTTCTGTTATCTTTAACTTCATCTAGTAACTCAATCTCAACACCTGTAGTTGACTTAATTATTTCACTATCGGGTAATGTTCTATATTTGTCTGAGTGTTCTCTCAATAATTCTGCCACTGGTCTAAGTGACTTATCAAAGTTCTCTGGGTTAAAGATATTGATTACACGTGTAAACAATTCTGCATCTGACACCATTGTTCGTAACAATGTTAGTTGCATTTCTTTACTATAATTTTCTGACAATTTTATTCCTCTGTATTTCTATTTTTATCTTGTTCATTGTTGCTGATTCTAATATACTCAATAGTGTTGCTAGTCTACCATATTTAACAACTGCATCGTTTACATCTTTTACATCGACATCCCAATAAGGAATGCTTACACTATATCCTAACTCTAATGCTCTTTCACAAGTAGCTAAGCCGGTCTTGTCGTGATCTGGAACAAAAATAATTTTTCTGTTTAGTTGTGCCAATAACTCTGCTTGGTCATCGTTGATTGTATTGTGTGTTAATGCACATGCACCTAAACTTAATGCATCAAATATTCCCTCGACTAAAATACAAACTGATTGGTCTGATTTCTGAAAGTCATAACCAAACACGTAGCCCGGCTGCTGTTCATTGATGTATTTTGGAATCTTGTTGTCTAAGAATCTACTTGTATGTCCTACAATTTTATTCTTATATGTGTATGGTATAATGATACGATTCCCCATTCGACCTTGCTCAGTGGGTGTAATCATAAAGGGATATTCACTACTACTTATACCTCTAGTTTTCAAATATTCTACATATACTTTGTGTAATTCATTGTTTTGATCAAGTAAGTCAGCATCAGGAAGTTCATGGTCTTTAAACTTGATTTTCTTTTCTTTTTTCTTAGGTGCTAAATCTACAAAGTCTTTTTGTAAAACACTTTCCATGCTCCACTTTTGAATCTGTGTCTCATCTACACCGCACCAGATTAATAATTGCTTTGTATTTTTTGTGATTGATGTACCCAATCTGAATCCACACTTGAAGCCACAATTGAAACAATGCATTGACGAATTAGTAGTGCCATCAAACTTGATACCGCCTCGACTTCTGCGATCGGCTTTGTGCCCACGATGATGACAGCATACAGCATTGAAGCTATGCCAACCACTACCCGTGAGTTTTCTTTTGCCTGGAATTATAGACAGAATATCGAACATTTAGTTAGTATAACAGATATTGTTACACTATTCAACAGTATTGGCTTATCTTGACCAGAGATTGGTAACCACACCAGCATTACTTACAAATGTCATACGAATATAAGGATGATATCCTCGTACCAAATAACCTTCTGTTGAAGTTTGGTCTACATAATCATATATGTCACTGACTAAGTACCAATTGCCATCCACAATTGTAGAACCCTCAATGAATACATTACCATAGAAGTCTGTATATGTAGCTTGTAATGATAAGACTGGGTTATCGTTTGTACTAATAACACTACTACAATAGATAGTACTGTTTGGATTAGGGTTTACATAATTGTTAGGGATCCAATTTGTATTCGCAAATTCCTGTCCATCAGGAATAGTAATAGGCATGCTTGGAACAAAGCTAGGTAATATACTGTTAACAATATTAAGATCACCGCGCCCACCTGCATTTTGATCCACAAACACAGGGAAATCAAACGATCCTACAGGGATCTCAAGTGTATAATAGCATTTCTGAGGTACAATATCTTCTAATTCAGCGGGTGTTATGTATAGTGAGGCAATGCCAGTCAATGGTAACTGTAATGTCAGTGCTTTCTTAATTAATACCTGATTACCCTCATAATTAATAATTCTTACTGTAATCTCCTTACCTGT